AGACTCACTGCAATAAGCAACTAGAGTTTCCCTAATGGATATACAATTCTTTTGTAAGATGTCTACACGTAAACGTGGATGCTTTTCAAGAACTTGTCGTTTTGGACAGTTTATACGTTCTGCTGCTCTCAGTTTCTACAGCCTGGAGAGCCTATTCCGGCTGGGATTTGAATGGTTTACTCCCCCAGGTTATCCTTCTGCAAGTCCCGGCTAGCCGCCAGGAGGCTTTCACAGGTTTAACCTATGAGAGACAACAAAGGAATTGCGTCTAGCAGGTAAGGTAGTACCTTGCTTTTCAAGGCAGCTTTACCAGCATGAACTACAAAATCTTTGGTAGCATGCACCAATTCCCCAGAAACTTCTTTAATGAAACTTTTAGTTGAGTCGGCTGAGGATTTGCTAGTCTTTTTAACATGTCTATGAGTAGAATGATAAATCGACACAGCATCCAAAACCGCCCTATTAGGTCTCAGAGCTTTTGTGGGAGTGACGTAGGAGGGTAAATCCAAAAGAGCTATGCACTCAAGATGGACCACCACCCTGATTTCAACCACGGTTGCCGCAACAGCATTTTTAATATAAAAAGCTGTATAGGTCCAACCATTGGTTGCTTTAGTATTTAAAGCAGTGGAATTCATTTGTGGGGCTGCTACATTCAAAAGATTCCGGTAGGCATAAGCCTCATCGGAAACTATCAAACATTGTCCCGTGTGTGGCGCCACAGCCAACGACCGAAGACTAATCTCTTCATTTACTGCTGCACTCTCAAAGTGAGCAGAGTCAGTTGGCCAGGTAGTGGCATTATAATCGTCAGAGATGTTATAAGCTTCGGCACCATGAGCAATGTGCATTGACCCTGACACATCGTCATATTTGGATTCGTACCGGGCTTCATAACCCACACCTACTGGTCTTTGCAGTTGGAAGTTTGTAACTCCCGGAGCATTGGCCATATTGACGTGGCTGCCCAAAACATTGGATGTTAACCAAGTTATGTCTCCGTTGCCATCAATACTCTGGCCCGTGCACCATGTGTCATAGGCATCAGCCCTTAACACTCCTGCTGCAAATCCATTTGCATCGACAGTTAAAGTGAACGTATCAACCAAGGTCACTGCTACACTTGGCATCATATTGGAGTCGGGTATCTTAGCTCCTCTGGCGCTGGGGTCCAGTGCTGCTATATTAGCAATCACATATTTGGACAACCGCTGAGGAGTTCCCTGATTTGGATTGTTTTTGCTGTTTCTAATTCCAGAACTTTTCTTCTTGTTTCCGGCCATATTAAATTATTAAAAATAAAGTACTTGATTACAAGCTTTGAACTAAATATTGCAAAATAACACCTGGTAACTTCACCGCTAAGTCATAAACTCTGGGCCCTAAGCCTTGAGTCGACAACGCCATAAAATTGAACATGGAGTGCAACATAAATGCTTTCCATGGATTTCTTTGGCTCACGTGAAGTCCCAAATACAAATGTAATAAAAGGTTTAAAGGGCTTTTGAAAGCTATCATCTCAAAAACCCCTATTAATATACTAAAATAAGGAAATTTACCATCTAAGTAATACCTTGCAAGTTCCTCAGAACCAGGAGCTAGGAAAGCCGTGTACATTGCCAAGACTAACTCTTTCTCCTGTGGTGTGAAGAAACTACCGAAAGTTAACCTTTCGGATTTCTCTGCTACAATCGGTGTGATTACAACAGTAGAATTTCCATTACAAGGAGCCCCAACATCTACCTCAAACATGCGTTTGAATATAGGATGAATCCATACAAGCGGAAAATCATCTATACTCAAGCTGGTAATTTGTTGTTCTAATGCTATAATTGCGTCAGCACAAATGTCATACCGGTTGCTAAACCAAGCCAAAGTTTGTGAGGTTGGCACGTCGGAATAAACCGAAGTGGGTTTGTAGGGGTTTTCACCGTGGTTTCGGTCGTAGTACGGAGTGATGCCGCTTAGTTCAGAGGTTTCAACGATGCGCCTTAATATCATGCCCATCACCGGATAATGACCGGCTATAGGCAGAAGACTTTTGGCTGTTCCATACAATAGTCTCTTATGAAATTTAATATGATGATTTTTCAAATTAAACCCAAATTTGGCTAAGACTTTGCCTGGCTTGATACCCCATTTATAACCCCCTACGACAGGGGCAAATAACCCAGAACAGAACTCGACTGTACTAAGTGTGACTTCCTTGAATTTAACTTTCATGCCCAACTTGGCATACTTGTTAATTATACTGTCCACGTCAACCTCAACATCAGAAGCAGCAATGTTGTCATCGCCTGCAACAACGCAAGAAGGATCAGGAAACATCCACTGCTGAATTATTATATTCAGTAATGAATTAAAGCTTGATGTCCAAGCGTCTCCAGATCTCCTGCCATGCTCCGCATGGAAAAACAGTAGAGGAGTACCCCCTTCCACTATTTTCCAATAAGGTTTAATTTCGCCCCAATCAGGGGGCAATCGTGAACATATTTCCTCCAAGAAATACATTTCTATATCCAACAGTGCTGATTCTAAAGTCCCCTCGAAGTTGCTTACATCACTCTCGTATACGTGAGCTTTTGAAAACAATTTTTGAGTTACAAACTTGGTCAAAATTTCAGAATTAGTCTTACTCATGTAATAACAATTCTCATCTTCATCAAACTTGTCGCCCAGAGCTTTTGAAACAGCATAAAAATAGGCACCATTCCTAGAAAGGAATGTATCATGACGAGCCATGATGCCTCTTGGTTTCCAGTTTCCTGGAACTTTGCCTACATAAATTTCGTCCTTAGGAAAGTTTTTGGTAAAGAAAGTCTCTTTCTCATAAGGTAATTTGGCAGCTAAAGCCAACTCCTCTATACGAGCTTCAGAATATCTTCCTTTAGTCCATTCTTGGAAACTAATGTCCGGAATGGTCAACTCTCCTATGTGCGTGTCCAAGAACTTCTTAGCGAAGCGCTTAAACTTAACGAGTTCTTCTGCATCTACGTCCCTCTCAAATAGAAATCTGATTCTTAGGGCCTTTTCCAGATTAATTGTGCATATATCTGGAATTACAAAGGGAGCATCTTCTATTATGCAACCATAGATACCTACCGACTTCTCTACGCATACTACGTCTTGACGGACAAGGCTACACACAGCTCTCATATCGGGAACTGCGAGGTCCCTGCCGCAAACTCTTAACGCTGACAATAATGAACCTGACCTGAATGGAACAACATCGTGCCTAGGAGCTGAATACCATCGGTAACATTCATAGAATGCACCCATAATAAACAGACCTCCCACGATGGAGCCCTCATTCACAGCCGTAACGAACCACCAGACCATGAGAAGAAAGAATGACAACCAGCTTATTTTCTTAGCAATTAAGAACAATCCCTTGTCCTCTTTGCCATGAATAGCCCACTCATTGAAATCCTTAATCTTCTCCCACCGCTCTCTTGAACGGTACATCTTGATGTTCGCGGTCAACACAAGTTCGGAAAATTCCTCACTTCTGACCAACTCATCTATCAACGCGTCCACTCCTGCGAATCTAGGCATATGCCTGAGCACTATAGCCCGGGCTCCAGCCGCCATGTATTTAAAATCTATAGCTTTTGAAGTGTAAGCTCCTGATGCAACAGGGCTTATCAATTCCAAAATTCTCGCTCTAAGCCTGTCATTGACATAAGGTTTGACTATGGCTCCTAAAGAGTTTCCACGTACGAGCACAATAATTCCATCTTTTGATGAGTCTATGTACTCATGACTGTCCTTGAGGTAGCCAAATTTCCCATTAACCATTAGAGTCCTAACGGCGGGATCTTTGACTGTAATCATCGACCTCAAGGTCACCTCATCATCGTCAGTTTTATCATAGATGGACTTAGTATGAGCCAAAGCACAGGGGTCCACCACCAGAAAACATCCAAAATGAGATGAAGTAGCGCGTGACAAATCAACATTGAAAATTTGTTCGGCTATACGGAAATGTCCTGACATTATATTAGGTTTCTCGAAGACTCTGTCTTCAACAGATTTGGTGGAGGGTTCTTTGTCAGGATCTCCATCAGACCTTTCTAGTTCAGCCAAA